TTCGCCGTAGCACCACTTAGTTCAACGCCCTCTGCCCACGCATAGACGTTAACCGTGACGTCACCAGATGCCACTCCATTGGCTGACCTAAGTGAAGCAAACTGATAAAACTGGATCTGTCCCAGACCAGAAATGTCAGCTTGCGACGTGAGATCAGCATAATCGTTGAAATGGAGGAAAGGTAAAATCAACTCAGCGGTGGAAATGCTCTGGGGATCCAGAAACACTCCCTTCCGCTGAGATATCAAAACCTGACTCCCGGGGGCATACGCCACTGTTGCGCCCAATCTATTGTTTCCTGTCGTGAACAGCGGTTCGTAGAAAGCTCCGATGCTACCGTAGTAAAACGGTGATGCATTTATCAAGAACTTCAAGTGCAAATTGCACCTGATGAACCCGAAATTTTCGAGCTTCCTTCTTATCGCCGCGTTGGAAAAGAACAAATTCCAAGGCTCAAAGGCCACCAGCAACCCCGCTGGTGCACCTATGGGCCATGAATACTGGACAATTTTTACGGGGCGGTTGAGATACTCTCCCAGCCCCGCATCAATGCCACGGTGTACGTTCATGTCCATCTCGCCGGTCACATCTTGTTGGGTTGTGCTCTCCTCATTCATGAAATCGACGACTTCCTGTTTGAGACTAACACTGCTTCCGAGCCCTTCATCGGGGGCCATCCTCTCTGGGTTTGGTGCGCTAGCACCATCGCTTATTGTTTGTGTAGCGAGCTGTTGATTGCCGGGATCAAAAGTCTGCTCAGACTGACAATCCGTGTGTCCTGTATTGGGTGGCAACCTTACCCTTCCGTAAATACGGACTTCGGGGAACGCCCGGGTGGCCTTAGTCTGCAACTCCACGCTCAGTGTGCATTCAAGGACATCATATTGCACACCGCAGTTACTAGCTACGGACTGGTTTATTTGGCTACGACAGTTTTCCTCCGCCGCCGACCTGTCTAAAAAGGCAAGTCGGTTTTGCTCCCACGTAAGTCGCGGGTACTGCTTCATGTGTGTTCTTAGCTCAAAGGAAACCTCCACCTGTTGGAGGCAATTCTC